GAGCGTTGTCGTGGCGAAAGGCATCCGGCGATAGCCGCTGGCGGGCGGCGTGCCGTAAACGGATTCGAAGGCGAACGCGACTTGCGTCCGCGCGCCGGGCTGGCGGGCCATGGGTCAGTCCTTTCGGGGGTGGGGTCAGAGAAGCGGGTCGGTCGTGGCGTAGGCGAGGATCAACGGGATCACCGCCGCCTTCAGACCCTCATTGCCGTCGATCGCCAGCAGCACCGGTTCGGGTGCCTCGGGCGTGATGTAGTCGCAAAGGCCGCCCAGCGTTCGGTCTGCGGCCAGCGCCGTGCCGATCGCAAGGCGCAGAGCATCAAAGGCGGCATCGCGGGCGGCCGGGATGCCATCGACCACCACTTCGATCTCGGCGCGGTGCTCAAAGTAATAGCCCAGCGGTGAGAGCCACACCTCGGGAGGCCCCGGATCGCCATCGCGCAGGATCACCACCCCGGCGGCAGGCACCTTCTCCGGCAGGATCGCGTTGCGCAGGACCTTTGCGCCCGGCGGCATCGCGCCGGACAATAGGCTATGGAGCGACACGAGCAGGCGCTCAGCCGTGGATTGCGTGGGCATGGGCGGCTTCCGATTGATCTATTGGGCTAAAGGGCCTTGCGCGTGGCCTTTTCTTGTCGCTTGGACAACTCAGCGCTTGGCGGCTAGTTTCCCACGAGATGGTTCAACTGATTGTATAGGATAGCGAATGCACGTTTTCGATCTGCCTCCGGCCATTGCCGACTTGGTTGCCGCCCGAAACCGTGTCCGCGACTACTACAAAGACCTGCTCGCCCGCGGCGGCCACGAAGTCAGTCTCGAGTACACGCTGGACGGGAACCTTGTGGGCGATATCGGGGAGGCGCTGGCGGTCGAACTGTTCGGGATCAAGCTGGTGAGCAACAAGTCTCATCCAGGCATTGACGGTCGCAGCCCTTGCGGGAAAACGGTGCAGGTTAAAGCGACCGGCCGCGGTCTGGGGCCAGCATTTCGCCCGGTGGAAACCCGGGCAGATCATCTCCTGTTCTTCGATCTCGATTTCGACCGCTGCAAGGGCACCGTTTTCTACAACGGGCCCGAGCATCCGGTGATCGCGACGTTGCCCGCGTCGTGGGTCGGCCAGCGCCTGGTTTCCAGATCCCGGCTTCTTGCATTGAACCAGGCGCTCAGCGACGAAGACCGATTGCCGGTGATTGGGCTTCAGATGCCAGATTAGGGTTCGTCGCGGCGCTGTGAGGCAAGCCTCACATCGGTCTTGCCGAAATCGTCCCCGACGAAAAGAAGAGGGCAGTTTCGTTCAGCCGCCAGCCCATAGGCAAAGCAATCTCCGAAGTTCAGCCCAGCTGGATGGATGCCTTTTCCCCAAGTTCGATAGGCTGCCGCTACGGCATCGGCCCCTGACTGTGTCACGGTGACAACTTCAATTCCCAGCCCTTCGATCAGCTGCTGCATTTCGGCGCCAACCGAGCGGCGGTCGGCCACGATCATGGCCTCGGCGAGCGTTCCCGCCGAAATACACAGGGCTTCCGCTTCATCTAGAACCTGCATCACAATGTCGGCGTCGGGCTCGCCCAGAAGGATTGCCATCAAGGCCGAGGTATCAACCGCGATCACCTCGGCAGGCCATCGTCATCATAGAGGAAGTCTTGGCTGCGGGCGGCACTCGCCCCAGCCGTGATCTTTGCCATGGCACTGCGCTGTGCGGCTTCCATGACCGCCCGGCGCCGATCGCGCGTCACCGCAGGAACGACAGGAACCAGCCTGACGGCAGCTTTGCCATGCCGTGTCAGCACAACCTCATCTCCCGCCTCGGCGCGGCGCACGAGTTCGGTCAGATGGCCTTTGGCCTCGGTGATGGAAATCTGCATGGCGGCCTCCAGTGATGGGCATAATATGGACTATCATATGGTCCAAATCAAGCCGTCACCCCTTCCATGCCCCCAAGATCGCCCCAGGCAGCCGCGCCGTTGCTTCCCGCGCCAACCCATTGAGGTCCAGCTTCTTCGGCATCTTCACCTGCCGCAGCAGGAGGAACACCGGCACGGTCTGCGCTCCGGTCAGGATACCATCCCGCCGCCGACGGCCGCCCTTTGCTGCGGCCAGACCCCGGCTGTTCAGCCGCGCATCATCGGCAACCAGCAGGCACGGCCCGTTGCGGCGATAGACGAAGCGCAGGCGCATGCCGGTGCGCTGTTCCCAGCGCCAGGGCGTGATCCGCTGGCGGCCGAGGCCGGAGACGCCTGCGGCGGGCAGGGGGATGGCGAGCCAGAGGCCGTCCTTAGCGCGGATTAGCACACCGCCGTCGAAGGCGTGAAGAATGTCGGGCGCCTTGGTCCAGACGAGGCTTGCCGCGCGAAGGCTGGTCCCCGATCGCGGGAAATCGGCCTGACGGACGGTGTTGGCGAGGCGCGACCCAAGCCCAGAAGCCCGAACTTGCCCGCGCCAGTCGTCGCGCAGGCCCTGCCCAGCCGCAAAGACGCCGCGTGTGACGGCGGCCTCTGCCTCTTGCAGGATCTCGGTGGCGATCGCCGCCAGATCGCCGTCGATGGTGGCGCCGATCTTCATACCTCCCGAGCCTCTGCCTTCCGGACGTGGCGCAGGGCATCGCGCAGCGGCTCGCCCCGGACCTCGCAGATCACGCCCGCGATTTCGAACGTGTCGCCGGGGGCGAGGGCGCCCAGCGCCGCGCATTCGACATCGATCATCACGCTGTCGGTGATGAAGCGGCCTTCGCCAAAGCCCGTCACCGCATCCGGCCGTCGCAGCATCACGCGGACGGCCAGCGGCACGCCAGCTCCGCCCGATCGCCAAAGTGCATCCTGCGCGAGGTTCGGATCGCGGAAGAGGGCAGCCGTGGCGTTGGCGAAGGCCGACATCTCAGGTCGCGCCCCCGTTCAGGCGCACGATCCCGGTGGTATCGCCCGCGCCGCCAGCGACCGCCTGTGTGGCGATGCCGATCCGGGTGTTGCCGGTCAGGACGTTGGTTGTCCGACTGTTCGCCGCGTCCCAGTAGATCGTCTGGCCGACTGTCCAGGCCTGTGAGGGGGCCTTCGGCAGCGAGAACACGCCCACCAGCCGGATCACGGCGGTCTCGCCGATCGCCGCCGCGCCCTCGGCCACGCCGAAGATGCTGCCGACCAGCACGCCTTGGCCGGAGGCGATGACGGCCGCCGCGGTGATGTTGATGGTTTCGCCATTGGCGATGAAGTTCTTCATCGGGGTTCTCCTTCAGAGAGGGGCGTCAGACGCCCGCGTTGCGGAAGAGGCCGCGCCAGTCGATGGCTTTGGCGGCGAAGTCGTGGCGGGCCTTGATCTCGATGCCGTCCACCTCGAAGCCGGAACGGGTCTCGGTGTAGACGCCCTGCTGGCCCTCGAGATAGGCGAACTCGATCGTGTCGATCCGCGAGGGATCGGCGGCGAGGAACCACGGGTCGGGCCCTACGGCGGGGATCAGGCGGGCCTCTTCGATCGGCTCCAGACGGTTGGCGAAGGCGTTGACCCCGGCAACCGCATTCGGGGTGGTGGCGGTGACGTTCTTCCGCGCCTCCACCGACCGGACGCCGGGCGGGGTGATGATGTAGCGCGGCAGGACGCTGATCTGACGCCCCTCCAGCCCGCGCTGGTTCCCGAAGAGGCGGTAAGCCTCGGCCAGGGTGGTTTCCGAGATGGTGCCCGCGGTGCCGAGGTTGGCGTGGGAGGCATGGAAGAGCGGGTTGCCGTCGGCCATGTTGGGGTTGGTCGAGAAGATCGAATAGACGAGGTCGCTTTCCAGATCGGCCGCGGCAGCGCCAAAGGCCGAAGGGATGCGGGTGAAGGCGTCGAGGTCGTCATTGATCAGGGTCTGACGGGTGATGCCCACGATCCGGCCATAGGTCACCAGCGCATAGACCTCGCGGCTTTCGCCGATGGTGCCATAGGTGAACTCGCCCGATTCCGGCACGCGCAGCAGGTCTGGCGCGCCGCCGAGCTGGTTGCGGGCCACCGGCTTGAAGTCGGTGATGACCGCCTGCCGCGCCCAGGCGGTGAAGGTGCGGGGCGTGGTGTCATAGGCGGCGCGCAGGGTCTTGTTGGCGACGTTCGCCAGGATCAGGGGGAAGTCGCTGGTCGAATGCAGGCCCGAACGGCCGATCAGGGCCTCGGTCGCGAGTTCCATCTTCGACATGCCGCGGGTCGCGATGCCGCGGCGATCGAGGGCGTGTCGGGCCAGTTCGAGGAGGGTCAGGCCTCGGAACTCGCGGGCGCGGTCGGTCAACTGGGCCCGGCCGGGGTTGTGGCGGTGCAGGAGCGCCTCGGACATGGCATCGCGATAGGCGGCCTCAGTTGCCCCGGTGCTGCGAGCGGTGGCCGCGACAGGTTCCGATCCCCGGGCCGCTGGTGCATCGGCCTCGGCCAGCTTGTCGAGGATCGCAGCCCGGGCGGCATCCAACGACAGGCCCCGCCGGATCATATCGGCGGCGAAGCCTGCGCCAAGCGCGTGGCGTTCGCAGAGCGCCAGCACTTCGGCTGCGGAACGGTTCGCTTCGGTGCGGATCGCATCGGGGGAGGGATCGGTCGCGGGGGTGACGGGCGCGGCGCGGGTTTCCGACGGCGCTTCGGTTTCAGGCGTTTGGGCTTCGGGCATGGTGGTCCTCGTCTGGTTCGGGGAAGGGGCGGGCGTGTCGGCCCGGGTGAGGAGACAGGGGGTGAGGGTTTCAGAGCGGGTAGTGCCGTTCGCCGCATCGGCGCCGCGGATATGCGCGCCGGGATCGGCAGGCATGGCGACGGCGGAGATTTCCATCGGCTCCCAGTCGACGGCGCGCCACAACTCGCGCTGGCCCTGGGCTTTGGTGATGTCGTAGCGGTGGACACGGTAGCCGACGGATACGGCCGAGACCGTGCCATCCATGATGCGCTGCACGATCGGCGCGGCATCCGGCGCCGAGGTCAGCCGCACCCGGGCAAAGCCCTGACCGCCTTCGATCCGGGCCGTGCCGGGCAGGACGGCACCCACGACGGATTCAAGCCCCCAGGATCGGTGCGAGTCGAGGAACGGCGCGCCAGCGTTGAGGCGGTCCATCCGCACGGCGCCGGGCGTGACAACCAGTTCCTCGTCATATTCGACGACATCGTCCCAGCCCTCATAGCGCCGCCGCTGCACGGTCGCGCCGGTGGTCCAGATCACATCGATCGTCATGTCGTCGCCCTCGCCGCGGACAAGCCGCAGCGAGGCCTCCCGCGTGATCAGCGGGAGGTTTCGGGTCTCATTGGGCATGGGGTTACCTTTCGTCGGGAGGCGGGTCGCGATCCGTCGCGTCTACGGCTTGCGCGAGACCGGCGCGGCTGACGCGGCGCGGGTCGGCATCGAAGATCAGGCCCAACTGATCGAAGAGCGCGGCATATTTCTGCCATTCCTCGACGACCTCGCGCGGGTCATATCCGCGCCGCGCGATCTGCTGGGCGGGTGTGGAGAACCCGGCGCGGACCTCCATCAGATCGGCCGTGACATCCTGCAGCGGGTTCACGCTTTCGAACCGGGGTGGGGCCCATTCGACGGCGATCTCGGGCTGGGGCAGTGCACCGGCCGTCCAGGCCGCTTCCATCACCCAATCCCAGATGCGCTGGCAGAACATCGGGATCACCACTTGCCACTGGACTGCCTCCACCATCCGGCGGAATTCATGCAGGCCGACGCGGGAGGATGCGAAGTTCACCTGACTGAGATCGCCAGTCATCAACTCGTAGGGCACCCGGAACCCGGCCGAGATGATGTGCTGCTGCACCCGGTTCCATTCGTAGATGCCCGAGGTCGAGGCGGGCGTGTTGAACTTGATGTCCTTGCCGTTGCGGACATAGCCGATCAGCCCGGGCTCGAACTGCTCGATCCGGTTGCCGTCGGCATCTTGCACCACCGGAGCCATGGATTGCTGATCTTCGTCGGCGCCAAAGACAAAGCCCACCATCGAGGCCTCGATCTTCTTCCGCACCAGTTCGGCGGTCTGCCAGTCACCAAGCTCGCGGAGGGCCCGCATCGCGGGCACGCCCCAGGGCACGCCGCGGTTCTGCACCCGCTGGCGTTCGAAGAGATGCGCCACCCCATCCGCACCGACCCACAGCGATTCAAACCGGCTGCCAAAGACCGGCATTGCATCGCCGGGGTGGTCGGGGAACATCCAGTAGCCCCGGCGGCGGCCCAGCGCGTCATATTCAATGCCCTGGACGATCCGGCCACCATCGGGCCGGTTGTCGAACTTGGCCCCATCGAGGTGATCGGCCTCGTTGAGCTGGATCTGCACCGGCGCTGCGAGGCGGTCACTGGCCCGGCGGCGACGGCGCAGGGCAAAGACCTCGCCGCCTTCGATCATTTCGCGGACGGCGAGGGCGGTGAGGCCGTGGAAATCGGTGTGCCCATCGGCATCAGCCCGCGGCGCCCAGCGCTTCCAAAGATCATCGGCCAGTTTGTTCAGTGCGGGATCGGCCGCGGCGGCCCGTGGCCTGATGCCAGTGCCGACGATGTTCGACACCAGCACCTGCACGGCCTTGGCCGCCAGGGGGTCATTGCGGACCAGATCGCGCATCCGGTCGCGGAGCGCGCCGCCCGCAACTGCGATTTCTGCGTCGGCCGCCGTCGATCCGGCGCGCCAGCCGTCGGTGCCACGGCCCCGCGCAGCAGCGTCATAGCCGCGGCGCAGATTGGCGATCGCCACCCGGGCAGCATAGCGTCTCGCGGCCGTGCGGGGCGCGACGGTGGCCACGATCCGGTCGATCACGCCCCAAGGCACATCAGGCGGGGTCGGTTTCATGTGCGGCCCCGGCTGAAGCTGGCTTTGCCCGCCACAGGGCGCGACCCGCCGGAACCGCTGGCCATCTGCCCCTCGATGAAGCGGATGCGGGCCAGAAGATCGGCGGCATTGCCATAGGTCAGCCGCCGCCCGTCGTATTCCACCACCAAGGCGCCTGCAGCATAGGCGCGGCGCAGCGCATCAAGTTCGGCTTGCGAGAAAGACATCAGAGCCATTTTCCACGTCGGGGCCCGAGCCAGCCGGTTGGCCGCTTCGGGGTGGATTGCGGTTGTGGCCGGTCCAGTTGACCGGCCGGGGTGGTGGCGGGCCTCGCGGGCCCGATTTGTTCTTCCAGCGCTTCCCAGCGGGCGTTGTCCCAGCGATCGATCCCCATCAGCCAGGCGGCGGCGCTGGCATAGACCCGGCAGTCGAGGGCCTCGTTCCGCTCCCGGGTCTGTTCCCATTCGAGCTTCTGATAGCCGGTGCGGGTTTTGCGGGTGACCAGCTGCTCGGAGGTCAGCTGCTTCACCCATTCGGCCGTGGTGCCCTTCGGGATATGGATGAAGCCCGCGGGCCAGTCGGCCCCGGCCGCCCGTTCCTCGTCGGTCGGCGCGGCGAGGCGCAGGAAGCGGTAGGTTTCGGCCTTGAACACGGCCCCGGCGACCTTCCAGAGCCGGACTCCGCGGCGAAGTTTGCGCCCGCCCTCGGTGGTTTCGACATAGGTGGGGCCGTCGACCGGCGTGGAGCGGTCAAACCCGGCCACGCCCTTGATGGCGATCACCTGCCCATGCCCGGCCTGCCGGACCCAGGCATAGACCGCGTCGGTGGTCGCCCCATCGCCGGAGTCGATCGCCACCCGCGCCAGCGCCATCCGGGCGCCGGAGGCGTGTTCCCATGTCATTCCGAGGAATTCGTTCAGATCGGCCCAAACCTCGGCCCGGGCGGTATCGCCCTCAAGGACGACATGATCGACTAGCCAAGAGCGCAGGTTTCGCCCCCAGCCCCAAACATCAATCTCGATCCGGTCGCGCTGGACGTCGATCCCGGCGGTCAGGATCAGCACGCCCGCAGGCGCCCGGCTTAGCTGCCAATCCTCGCGGCGCTCATAGAGCCGCTGCCAGTCCGGCGCCTCGCCCCGTTCCGCCCAGGTTTCGCCGAGGACGGTATTCTTGACGGTTTTGAGGGCGGAATCGTTGCCTTGCGCTTGATCCCAGCGCCGGGCGATTTCTTCCCAGGACAACCACCCGAGCGGAGAATAGAGCCCCGAGATGTGGAACCCGATCACGCCTGCGGCTTCGGCCGAGGCTTGCACGTCCGGCGCAGCCGTCGGCAGCCAATCCGCCCCGTTCTCCTCGTCCATCATCCACGTCTTGTGCCGTTCCGCGATCGGCGCCTCGCAATGTGCGCACAGGTAAGCTGCGGTCTCCGGCCGCCCCTTCTCCCAGCGCAGCCGTTCAAACTTCAGCCATTGCAGCCCGCCGCAATGCGGGCAGGGGACGTGATAGCGACGCTGGTCGGTCAATTCGAACTCCCGCTCGATCCGGCTGAGGCCCTTGATCGTGGGCGTCGAGGCCAGGAAGATTTTCTTGCGGTGGCCGAAGCTGTCGGTGCGGGCTTCAGCCAGCGCTACCGGATCACCCTCGCCCTCAAGGTCGCCCGGATAGGCGTCGACCTCGTCCAGAAAGAGCCAGCGCGCAGGCATCGACCGCAGGCCCACGGCCGAGTTTGCGCCGGTCAGCACCAGCTGGCCGCCGGGAAAGCGCTTGGCCAGCACGGTGTTTCCAGCGTCGCGCGATCGGGCGGGCAACACCAAGGCCCGGAGGTCGGGGCCTTCCTCGATCAGCGGTTCGATCCGCTGCTGGCTCAGGCGCTTGGCGAGATCGGTCGTCGGTTGCACCGCCAGGATCGGCCCCGGGGCGCGGTGGATGCAGAAGCCGATCCAGTTGTTTCCGGCCTCGGTCGCCCCAACTTGGGCGGATTTCATGAACACGACCCGCTGGGCGGGGTTGTTCGGCGACAGGGCCTCCATGATCGCCTTGAGGTAAGGCGTCCGGCTGGTGCGGTAGGGGCCAGCCTCGGACGCCGCCCGCGACGACAGGATGCGGTGCCGGTCGGCCCATTCGGCCACGGTCTGCGCCGGATCGGGCGCGAGACCCCGCGCCCAGGCGACGGCGATATCCTCGGCCCCTTCGAAGCTAGTGAAGTTCAACTTTGACCTCCGAAATTTCGGCCAGATGGCGGCGCAGGTAGCGCATCAGCACCTGTTCCACGGCATGGGGCTCCGCCCCGAGTTCGGCGGCGATGTCAGCCGCGACCCGCGGCGGCCAGTTCAGCCAGGCATCGCGTTCACGCCGCGCCAGATCGAAGACCATCGCCGTCGCCCGGGCGCGATCGACAACCTCGCCCTTCATTTTCTGCAACCGCACCCGGGCCGTCTGGGCCTTCAGAACCTCGTTCGCCATCCGGGCTTTGACGAAGGAGACCTCGCCGCCCTCGGCACTGGTGCCGCCAGGGTCGGCCCCGGCTTCCGTCAAGGTCTCGGCCACGGCAGCGAAGGCTTGCCGCGGCACGGCTTTGGTGCCCGCCACTGCCCGTGTCGCCGCCGCCGTGCCGCGCCCCAGATCCCGGGCATGGGCGCCGCGCTGCTTCGCCGGATCGGTGGACGCATCCCACATCGCATCGGCCTTGGCGGCGTCGATCGTGCCGTCGGCCTCCGTCGTGATCCGCCCCGTGGCGATGGCCTTGCGCATGGCGCGCATCTGCACCCCGCGCAAGGCGGCGTAGGCGCGCCGCGACAGCCCCATCTTGCGATATTCTCCAATTAAGTCAGTGATTTGGACTTGCTCTTCGGACGGTCTCCGCAATGTCTGCGACACCTTGAAACGGAGGTCTGAGATGCCCGCCAAGACCCACGCCATCACCGGCCACGAGGCCAACTGCCTCGCCGCCGCTGACCACTTCATCGCCTGCCGAGGGTCCAAACCCGCGACCCGCATCCGCGCCCGGTTCGACCGGATCGATCAGGCCGAGGCCTTCGCCGCGACCTTCGGCGACAGCCGCACGATGATCTACGCGGTCACCGCCGAAGGCCGCTCCGCCCACATCAAGAATGCCTGAAGGAGGCCTCGATGTTCACCAACCTCTCCGCCGTCCAGATCAACCGCCTCGCCCAGCGCCTGAGCGAGGCGCCCTTGGGCCGCAGCGCCAGCGTGGCCGCGGCCGCCGAACGGTTCGAACGCCTGCTGGCCGCCAAGATCGGTGCCGATCGCGCGCCGAAGGCGGTCAAGGCAATCCTGACCGCACCGGGCCTTGAGACCGCCGCAGGGCGGCTGGCGGCCGAACTCGACGCCTGCGAGCCGGACGCCCCGGCAGAACCGGCGCCGCCCCCTGTCGCGCCGGAACCGGCCATCGAACCGGCGCCGATTGCCGAAACCTTCCCCGCCGCTTCCGAACCCGCCACCGCGCCCAGCGCCTCGCGCCGCCGCCGGGATGCCGACATCGAAGCCAAAGCCCGGCAGGGCGAACTGCCCCCGCCGCCCGATTTCTCGGCCCCGACCCACGCTCGCTTCCGCGCCAAGCTGGCCGCGCTGGTGGAACTGGCCGGGAAGGCCGACATCACCGGCCTACGCGCAGTGCAAATCAACCCGGTGTCGTCCAGCCCCAAGGCGCTGGCCCGCTACCGCGACCTCGCGGTGCTGGCGATCGAAGCTCGGGAGAGCCGGGCATGAAGATCATTCGCAGCTTCGAGCCCGGCGACCGCTATCGCTTCGACTTCGACATTTGCTCCTGCGCCCGGGGTTGGGCACAGGTCGATACCGCTCAGGATGCGTCATGGTTCGGCACATGGGCCTCAACGGCCGAGCGCACGATCCTCAACTTCGCCGAGGGCGATGTCACCCGCACCGTCTGCGACACCGACGAGGAATTCGCCGCCGCCCTGCGCGAAATCGATCGCTGGAACCGGGATCACGGCTTTGGCCCGGTCCGGATCGATCCCGGCTTCGATCCGGCGCTGACGGCGGCGTTCGATGCGGTCGGGCTGGGGGATTTGCTGCATGGGTAGCGCCCTGTAGGTCTCCGGTCGCCTCCGCCTTTTCGCGACGCGCCACGCCAGCCTTGGAAACGTATCCGGGCTTCGACATCTTGCCCAGAGCAGGAGTGCGTTCGATGTCGGTTCAGGAGCGGATCAAGCGGTACAAGTCTGCCGGCGGGGCAGCGGGCTTTGTCCGGGTCGAGGTCTTGGTGCCGTCCGAAGATCGTGCGCAGATCCTGGCCGTGGCCTCAGAGATTCGCGCGCGCCACTGTGCCCTGAAGCACATGCCCGAAGCACCAGCCATCAACCGCGAGACGGTCAATGACCGGGCTTAG